AAAATAAAAAAGGCTAAACTTAGCCCAAGGAGAAAATAACGATGAAAAAGTTTATCAATAAGAAGAATGTAGTAATCGCAGTAATCGTAGCAATCTTAATCGCTGTATCTGCATATATGTTAGCAAATAAGAAGGCTGATGTCAAGCCAAATTCTGAAAAAACTTCTGAAGTTACAACTAAGGAAGATAATAAGTCTGATAAGAAGAATACTGTGAAGTCTGATACTAAGAAAGAAGATAAGAAAGATAACAAGCAGGAAGTTAAAGAAGATAAGAAGTCTGATACTAAGGTAGAGGAAACAAAGACTACTGAAGTTACAGATACAAACACTTCTACTAACGTTTCTAACAATACTTCTTCTAATAAGAATACTGTATCTGATAATGGTTGTAAGACGGTTTACCACGAAGCAGTTACTCACAACGTTTATCACGAAGCAGTAACTCAACAGGTTTGGGTAGTAGATACTCCTGCTCACGATGAAACAACTTATACATTAGTTTACTATGTTCAGTTCTCTAATGGTGAGAAGTGGTATCAAGACGGCAGTGCAGATTTTGCAAACAGGGTTGCTGATTATACTGCAAGTAATGGTTTATCTTACAGTGTCCGTGCTGAAAATCAACCAAATACTGCTCACTATGACGAAGTAGGTCACTATGAAACTCAGGTAGTATCTCAGGCTTGGACTGAAACAGTTGTTGATACACCAGCATATACTACATGTGAGTAATTAACTCATCACTCAACTTGTACCCTTAGTATAGACTATGTTTAGTGATGTGTCAATAGATTTTTGCAACAAAGTTATAAAAATTTTATAGGGAATGAGTACTATGTAAAAGTAGTGCTTTTTCCCTTTCATTTTTAGAGAGGAACTTATGATAAGATTGATAAAAAAGATAGTACTCATTGTGATTACCTTATTTCTAATACATACCTATATCGGAAGTATGTTTATATATTACAACAATAATATGTTTCCGTCAATACGTGATGGGGATTTATGTTTTGTAGAGAAATACGATAAACATACACATATAGACGATATAGTTCTATATAATAATACTATGTACAGAGTTATTGCACGAGAAAATCAAGAAGTTAATATTACTGACAAAGGTATTTTAACAGTTGATGGGCAACAGGTATTGAGTACCACAAATACACTTCTACAAAAGGGAGATGTTTCTTTTCCTGTAAAAGTTGGTAAAGGTGAATTGTTTGTGTTAAATGATTATAGAGAAGATTTAGGTGATAGTAGAACGTTTAGTACTATACAAGAAAAAGATGTAACAGGTAAGATATTCTTTTTGATTAGGAGACGTGGATTCTAATGGTAAAGATTATCTTATAAATAAAAATAAGGAGAAAGAAAGATATGAAAATTAAGAATTTAGTTGGCAGTTTTGCAATTACTGCATTAGTGTTGTCTGGTGCTATTTCACAGGTACACGCAATTGGCACATCAAGTTCAAATTATGTTGGTATTGATGGAACAGAAGCAGAGTTTGAGAAGTACTTTGTCATGGATAAAGGTATTCAAGTACCTAACGCAACATTCTCATTTACTGTTAAGGCAGGTACTGCTAAGACAGGAGATAAGACACATGCGAAGATTTTAGCTGGTGTGGGTACTCCTACAATCAATGATATTACATTTAATGCTGATGACACAGCAAATGTGGTAACAGAAGGCGAAATTGGTTCAGTTGGTGAAGTTCCTACAGGAAAGCACTTTGTTAAGAAAACTGGTACGATTGACTTTTCAGGATGCAACTTTACAGAACCTGGAATTTATAGATATGTTATTTCAGAAACAGGTACAAACACAGGCGTTACAAATGACACAGATAAGATAATGGATGTATTTGTTACAGACAATAATGGCACATTAGCAGTTAGTGGTTATGTATTGCACTCAAATGCAACAGACATTGCATTAAATTCAGAGGGTGATGCACCATACAAATTAGAGGATAAGGTAACAGGATTTGTAAATACATTTGAATCTGCCGATTTAATCTTTGGTAAGAAGATTACAGGTAATCAAGGTAATAAATTTAAGGAATTTACATTTACTTTAAAAATTACAAACGCTAGTCCAAATAGTAAGTACACAATTGAGTATAGTGGTAATCGTAGTGATGCACAAGATGAACCAGAAACAGGTACAAAGACAGTTTTAGTAACAGATGAACACGGTAATGCTACTAGAACATTTAAGATGACTAATAATACTTTTGTTACTGTTAAAGGTCTTGCTAAAGGTGTTAAGTATGAATTAACAGAAGATGCAGAAGATTACGTATCTACAAAGGGTATTACAGGTGAAACAGAGGCAGAATCTTATACAGGTGAACAAACTGGTACGATGAATAATCTTGATGTCAAGACAGGTTTTACAAATAGTAAGACAGGTGTAATTCCTACTGGTATCCTATTAACAACTATGCCATACTTTGTGGTAGTATTAGCAGGTGGCGCAATGATAATGCTCTCTGCAAGTAAGAAAAAGGAAGAGAATTAGTGTATGAACATCACCAAGAAGATTAGGGATTTGAATAAGTCTTATCCATTTAAACATACAAACAACTTTATTGATAATGTAATCATTATTGTGGGGTTGATTTGTATGTTTCTTGGTGGTTATTGTCTAGTGGATAATTATAATGTGTATAATAAGGCAGATATTACACAAGCACTTGGTTATAAACCTACTGTAACAGATGATGCTATCACCTTTGACGATGTTCCTAATGCGATTGCTTGGTTACAAATACCAGATACTCATATAGATTACCCTATTATGCAAGGGAAAGATAATTTAGAATACATAAATAAAGACTGTTTTGGTAAATATTCACTTGCAGGAAGTATTTTCTTAGATTTTAAGAATGATAGTTCCTTTATTAATGATTATAACATCATATACGGTCATCATATGGCAGGTGGAAAGATGTTTGGTGATTTAGAAAAGTTTATGGATAATAACTTTTTTTCTAAGCATTTAACAGGGTACTTGTTAATAAGGGATAAAGTGTATCGTATAACATTTACTAGATGTTTTGAAACAAGTGCATATGATAAAGAAGTCTTTTCATTAGATATTGACAATTTAGCTAGAAAGTTCTATAATGGTAAAAAGGTGGTTGCTCTAACAACCTGTAAGACAACTACAGATACAAATAGAACTGTGTTAGTAGGTGAGTTAGAGGAAATTTCAAAAGAGCAATATAGAGGTGAGTATAGTGGAAGAAATTAAGAATTATTTAATTGAAAATAATTATGTTGTTAGGGTTTTAGAGAATAACCTTACAAGAATGGTTGGGGTAAAGGTTATTAAGGATAAACTTATCAATGTATATATTTCCTATCGAGGTGGGGAATACGAGACAACAGCTTATATACACCAAAGACAAGATAAAACACGAAAGATTACAACACAGGTATCCGACCAAGTTGAAATGATTAAACAGATTAAATCATTAGAGGAGAGTTGCACATGGTAAAACTATTAAAGAAAATGATTATTACTATATTAGTTGTGTTAGGGGTTACTGTAACAACTAATGCATCATACAGTGTTGTTGTTACTATTCCAATTGAATCTGACACTTCTTCAATTATTATAGAGGAAAATGGAATAAAACAGGAAGTTACTGGCAACGAATTGAGATTAGAATATGATAAAGTTGGTAATCATGAGTACACTATTTATGCAGATGGGTATAATGAAAAGTATTCATTGAGTGTATTTGTAGGAACAAACAAGGATGGAGTACTTTATACTGAAGGTGTATTAACTACTGACAATAAAACAAAGGTAGATAAGATTACATTCAAAAAGACTGCCAACGATATTGAAAAACCAAATAACGATGAACCAAAGGTAGATACAAAGAAGAGTGTTGATAAGATTGGTACAGGTGTTGTAGATAATCCTGTAATGTGGGGTGCAATTATTGCATTAGTACTGTCATTACTATACGTTGCAAGAGGGGATAAGAAGTGTTAGAACCGTTAAAGATGGCGATTATAACACTCTCCTGCTTTGTATTTATAGGTATTGTATTATATCTTATTAGACACTACGATTTGTGGATGGTGGGGGTTGTATCACTTCCAATCTACACTATTTTAGCAATTAACTTTATTGTATTGTGGGTGACAGATACTATTGCTATTGTTCCATACATTGTAACTGTTTGTATTATTCTGTGCTGGGATTTTGCAATTGGTGTATACGTAATTAAATTCAAAAACATGAAGTTAATTATTAGTTATGTTATTCTATTTGCACTAATACTGATTGGAGGATTACTATGATTAAAGCAATTATATGTGTGTTATTCTCTTTGTTATCACTAACAGGGTGTGCAAAGACTGAAAAAGTTTTCAAGAAAGATGACAGTGTAATTATTGCACATTATAAAGAAGATACAATTACTACAGTAACCTTTACAGATAGTTACCCAGTAGGAGATTATTCTTCAAAGGCAGATAAAGAAAAAGAAGTTAAGGAATCATATACAGAAGTATTGACAAAACTATTCTCATCAGGTGCAGTAGTAGATGTTAATACAGAGATTACTGATAGTCGTATTAAGGTTATTAGTACATTAGATTTTAGTAAGATTACAAACCTTTCAGAGTTTGGTATTAAATCTCCTTATCCTTCATTGAAAGAGTTCTCAGACTTTTTAACAAAAAGTGGTTGGAGTACAGTTGACAAATAGTAGAATTTGTGCTAACATTAGTATTGTTAAGGAGAACACATGATTGAAGAATTAGAGGAAAAACTGGTTGAAATGTTCTTACAAAATGGTATTGGTACATGGATTTGTGAAGATGCCCTAGAGGGTGCTAAGACAGTAGCAAATCGTTGGATGAATACTACTAAGTATGTTACAAAGACAGAAGAAGATTACATCGAAGCATTAAAACTTCGCCTACAACAGGGTGGGGTAGAAATTTAAGAAAGACTTTAAAAGTCATAGGAGAGGAAATTAAAATGGAAAAGTACGAAGTATTTGGTAAGAAGGTTGTAAAGTGTCATACAGTTGCATTAAAGACACATGCTTGGTTATTTGACAAGTATAACTTACCTTTAAGTGCATTAGCATTAGTAAAGGATGATGAGTGTGGATGTGATGTTACTGCGTTCACCTCGGTTGCTAAGTGTCACGAAGAAGATGTGTTTGATGAACATAAGGGCATGCGAATTGCATCTGTTAAGAATCAGATTAAGTTACATAACAAGCGTATGAGAGATTTGCAAAAGGTTCGCACACAGTTAATGAATGAGCTAGAAAAGGTAGAGGAATTGCTAAGTGAGGAAACTGCCAAGACTGCTCATCAGATTGTGCTATTAGGAGAAGCCGAAAAGTACTAAAGGTGTAATTTTACAACTTTTTTCTTTTTACCTATTGACAGTTTTTCGTATTTTTGATATAATATTGATAGCATATAGTACTATGTGTACTGTATTATAGGAGAAATATATGGAAGAGAGAACTCAGTTAATTAAAGATGGAAAGATGGGTGTATTAAAGAAAAATGAGCATCGTTTTTCAGTATTGTTTTTTGATAAGGTGTTTTACATCATCGAGGCAGAAGATTTGCCATTTAGAACATTACTAAGTGTAGCAGTTATGCAAAAAGACCATGCGGTGCTGTTACCTATTTATGAGAGTATTGCACATATTTGGCACGTAATGAACCAAAAGGAACGTCTATCCACTAGAGAAATGTTAAATATGATGAAGAGAGTGGAAGTGGAAAAGATGAAGGAATTTTTAGATAATAACCCAGATTTAGATTATGCTAAACCTGAACAAGTTAAGTGGCTTGTTGGTTAATTTGTATCATAGTGAAGTAAGAAAGGAGTGTTACTTTGGAAAATTATACAGGACTATTTTTACTATTTATATTAACACTTGTATCATCTACAACTGCTAATTTGAGAAGTGTCCTACTTGTAAAGGGTGATAAGGTACAAACAATGGTAATCACGGCGATTGATGCCACTGTCTATGCTTACTTATTTAAGAACCTAACAAGGGGTGATGATATATACTCCGTATTAGTTTATGTGCTAGGTAAGTGTTTAGCAGTTGAATTATCAAATATCTTGTTATCCAGAACGAATAAAACAGTGTATAAGTGCAATGTTTATCTAAACAGTTATGAAGCAAGTGGATTAGAGTCATTTTTATTTGCACAAAACATTTCATTCTCTAGGGTAGAAGAAACATTTTTACATAGTGAGAGAATAAAGGTAATTATGCACGTAACTCGACAACAATATCAAAAGATGTTGGAGTATTTAAAGAGTGTTGGTATTGATAATCCAACATTAGACCTATCAGAAGTAAAGGTTAAAGGTAACATTGAATGGAGAACGTATGGGAAATAATGATATTTTAGTTGTTGGTGATGTACATTTTGTTAATACCTCGTACATTACGGATAGATTAGACTATTGTGTAGATAGTTTAAATTGGGTAGAACAAGAAGCAACAAAACTTGGTGTGAAGAAGATTATCTATGTTGGTGATTTCTTTGACCGTTCCGATGTAAATGCAGAAGAGATTAGTGCTTTAGCAAAGGTACAGTGGTCTAACTGTGAACATATTGTTATTGTAGGAAACCATGAGTTAAGTAAGGAAAGTAACTCCGTTCTATTACTACAATTCTTAGGGTTTAAGGTTATTAGTGAGATTGAGAACATTGATGGTATATTATATGTACCATATCTCTATAATCCCGATAAGTTTGATTACTCTCTTTTAGATAATGCTGACATTGCAATCAGTCATAATGATATTGCAGGTATTCAGGTTGGCAAGTTTAAGACTGTAAATGGACTTGATTTAGAAAAGTTAAAACGAGCAAAGTTATTTATTAATGGGCATATTCACAATGGTTCTTATTTAGCAGGTAATGTGTTAAATATTGGTAACTTTGTAGGTCTTAATTTTAGTGAAGATGCTAATATCTATAATCATAATGTTGCACATATTCATGATGGTAAAGTAGATTTGATTGAAAATCCTTACACATTAAATTTCTACCATTTATCAAAACTATCTGATTTAAAGAAGTTGAAGAAAAATGCAGTAGTTAGTTTTAAGTGTGGTAGAGATGAAGTAGATAATGTTACAAAGAAGCTAAGTAGTGATAAGAACATTAAATACTTTAAGGTTTTATTAAGTAATGAAACTAAGAAAAAGAAACAAGACGAAATAGAAGAAAAATTAAATCAAGTTAATCATATTGAATTGTTCCAAACATTTATGATTGATAAACTTGGAGATGATAAGTTAGTAAAGGAAGAGGTGGAAAGTGTATGCAAGTAGTGTTCAATAAGTTAATTATGCATAACTTCCTCTCTTATGCACATTCAGAGTATGAATTTAATAAAAGTGGATTTATTGCTGTAAAGGGGTTTAATCGTAATAACGAAGATAATGCATCTAGCAATGGTACAGGTAAGTCAACTTTCAGCTCTGCTATTATTTGGTGTTTAACAGGTTCTACTCCAACTGGGGTAAAAGATGTTCATAATCGCTATGTAAAAGAAGATGAAACATGGGTATATCTATCTTTCACGGTTGATGGAAAGGAATATACTATCAAGAGATTCTACAAACCTGCAGGTATGGAATTTACTGTAGATGGTAGAGAAATCGAGAATAAGGGTATTAGAGATGCAGAGAACATTTTATCTCAATATCTTCCTAATATTACTGAGAAGTTATTGAGTTCTGTTATCATTCTAGGGCAGGGATTGCCTAACAAATTAACAAATCATACTCCTAGTGGTAGAAAAGAAATCTTGGAACAGTTATCTAACTCTGACTTTATGATTGAGGATATTAAAGATAGATTATCTAAGAGATTAACAACATTAAACGATAAAAAGCGTGAATTGGAAGATAGTGTTCTTCAATTATCTACTACAATAGAGAATAATAAGAGATTAATTACAGATTATCAGTATGAATTAAACCATCTTTCTCCTTGCGATATTTTAGAAACAGAATTAGCCAGTGATAAGAAACAGTATGAGGAGTTTTCTGCTAGAGTGTTTGATAACTACGATGAAGAGTTAAAGAAACTATATAATGAAAAGGCTAAAATTAAGAATGAACCGAATATTACAGATTTATCTTCTATTGATGTTAAGTTAGCAGAAATGAGAACAACATTAAAAGGAAAGATAGATAAGTATAAGGAGTTATCGTCTGTTACTGATATTTGTCCTACTTGTGGTCAGAAGTTAATTGGTGTACATAAGCCAGATACTTCTTCCTTAGTTAATGAAATCAATCAATTAAAGGATGCTGGGGTTCAGTTAAAGAATCAACGAGATAAGATTGAACAAGAGAATAATATTATTATCGCAGAGTGTAATAAAAAGTATCAAGAAGATGTTGCATCCATACAAACTTCTATCGAAAAGTTAGAACAGTTGCAACAAAAGGTTCAAAGAGAGAAACAATTAGTAGAATCTCAAATGAAGAGTCTATTAGAGAACATTTCTAAGATTCAAGTTGAGATTGATAGTTATAATAACAAGAGAACTACATACTTATCTGGTATTGAAAAAGCAACAAAAGAGAATGATAAATATACAGAGGATTTAGATACACTAAAATCTGAATTGACTACAATTTCTCAAAGAATTGATATTCAGAATAAGATGAATACACTAACAAAGAGAGATTTCAGAGGTGTGTTACTATCAAACTGTATTTCCTATTTAAACTCAAAAATGAAAGAATTTTCATTGGAAGTGTTCAACACCGACAAGTTATCCATGGAATTAAGTGGTAATAATGTATCTATTAAGTTAGATGGAAAAGAATATGAAAGTTTGTCTGGTGGAGAAAAGACTAAGGTAGATATTATTATTCAGTTATCTATTAGAGATATGTTATGTAGATATGCTAATTTTAGTTCTAATATTCTTGTTATTGATGAAGTTACAGACTTCTTAGATGAACAATCAGCAAGTAACGTATATAACTTATTTATGTCAAAATTAAATGATGTATCGTCAGTTTATATCATATCTCATCGTAAGGACTTTACAATCCCTACAGATGGGGTTATGATTATTGAAAAGGGCACAGATAAGATAAGTAGAATTATTCAGTAGAAAGAGGGTGGTAATATATGAAAAAGTCAGTTAAAGTCAAAGCAAGAACACGTAATGTTCTAATGTCCGCTGACTATTCTTGAGGGGTCACAGCAAGAGATTAAAGTAATGGCACAGGTTTGCGGCGATAAGATGATGTTTGAAACCTTTGAACAGGGAAAAGACTTTTATGCTATGATTGCCAGTTTATCTTTCCATAGGAACTATGAAGATTGTTTAGAGTTTTATCCAGAAGGAACTCCACTCTATAACTATAAAGGTAAGTGGCTACGCTGTAAACCTGAACAGGCACAAAAATTTGCAGGTCATAAGACAGACACGAATACAGATGGTAAATCCTATCGAACACGTGCAAAATCGGTACTCTTGGGAATACTCTACGGCCGTGGAGATGCATCAATAGCAGAGCAACTACATTGTTCTCTAGAAGAGGCAAGAGAAATTAAACAGGCTGTTTATAAAGGATTCCCTGCCATTGAGAAGTTTGAAAAGGATAGTTTAGCACACGCTCAGGCACATGGGTGGGTTGCCACTCTGTGGGGGAGAAAGAGAAGATTACCAGACATAAATCTTCCTCCTTATGAAGTTTTCTATCTTGAACATGACGAAAATGGAGAGCTAATTAAAGGAAAGAAAGCACCAGAAATCTATGAAAAACAGATTTTAAACAAGTTAGCTACATTTAGATATAAAGCTCAACGAGATGCGTTTATAGATAAAGCAAGAGAAAAAGGTTTCTTAGTAGTTAATAATGGGGGAAAGATTTCTCAGGCTAAAAGACAGGTAGTGAACTCAATCGTGCAAGGGTTTTTGAAAAATGCCCATACTATGTGAACTAATGAAACATTGGGTGTCATGGAAACATGGCTAACGGTAGAAGCAGAATAAGACAGACTAATCAAACGTTAAAACGATAGTTAGTCATAAAGAAGTGCGAAGTAGCTTCGTAAGAGAATCTAAGCCAGAAATGGTCAGTTAAAGATAATACCGTGCTAAGACTTAGAGAGAATCTAAGGAAAGTTTAACGACTATCGAAAGCAATAAATATAACTTTGTAAAAAGAATAAGCACCTAATAAGTGACGAAGTGAGTAGAGTAGGGATACCATTGGGATATGGTATAGTGTATAGGCATATACACATTCAGTGATATATTATATATCATTACCGAAGTGCATAGTTATCTCAAAAGAGATAAAGATATAGTCTACACATCATAGAAATATGGTGATATGCAGTGGTTTAAGTGGAAATACGTTGATTACAACAAAAGAGTACGGAGTAGTAAAGATTGAAAGTGTTGTTGGAGAACATCTACACGTCTGGGATGGGAATGATTGGACTGTGGCAGATATAACCTATTCAGGAAAGAAACAATTGTGCAAGGTTAGTTTTGGTAGAGGGGTTGTTGTTGAGTGTAGTCCAAATCATAAGTTTTTGACAGTTAGTACGAATGGAAATAAGTCCTTTATTGAAACTTCTCATTTAATGGATACAAAAACGAAGAGACGAGTTGTTATTAACCAAAAGTATGTAAATCCAGAGTTTATTTACAAGAGTGATAGCACTGATAAGTTAACTGTTCATAATGCACACACATACCATCTTGAGGATATTCAAGATTCTTATAAAATTGGGGTATTCCTTGGGAGATTAGCATCAGATGGTAATATTTCAAAAGATGAGAGTCGTAATTGCATTAGACTACTAGTTGCAGAGCATGAGGTGGATGTTTTGAAAGTTCTTCAGGATATTACAAAGTGTTGGAAGATGAGCTTGTGGGAGTCTGGTATTCGAGCTGGGAGAACCCAAAACATTTATTGGTTAAAAGTTCATAGTAAGACTCTTGCTAACGAAATTAGAACGTTAAATACAAGATTTGATATTCCTGATGTAATGTTCCAAGATACTGAGATGTTACGTGGATATTTATGTGGAATGTTCGATGGAGATGGTACAGTAGTTAATGGCAGTATATCTCTTAGATTTGGAAAGAATCACGATTACTCCACGTTGTTAAATAAAATGCAGTTAGCACTTGCGTTCTTTGGAATCAGAAGCACTTGGAGGCAAAATAAGTGTGATGATAGCTATACATTAAATATTTCCAGATATGATAATAAAGTATTTGAGAAGTATATTGGGTTTATTAGTAACGATAAGAAAGAGAAATTATCTAAAGCACAAGATACTTACCGTGATGAACATGTTTTCGGCAAATGCGACCTAGTAGACTCTGTTGAAATCACAGATGAATGGGTTGATATGTATGACGTTTGTAATACTGAACGTGGCTATTATGTAGCGAATGGGTTTGTTACTCATAATTCAGCCGCTGACATGTCGAAGAAAGCGTTAATTAAATTGAATGGAGATGATAGATTAAATGCATTACATGCTAAGCCTATTATTCCTATTCATGATGAAGTTATCTTAAGTTCTCCTTTTAGATATGCGAGAGAAGTAGAGAAGAGATTTGCATACGATATGGAGACTGCTGCAACAGATAAATTGCATTTAGACATTTCTACCGATGTTGAGGTGACATTTAACTGGTATGGAGAGAGTTTAGACTTAGATAAAGAATTAAAGGACTTTGAAGAAGAAATTGATTATACACTTGTTAAATAATCAAATACTCATTAGTAGAGAATGGTCTATGCCAAATAGTAATACGTTTGATATTAAACCTATTCATAAGTTGATTTCTAAGTATATTGAGTTGGTTAAGGTAGATAATCCTAATGCAGTTATTATTGACCCATTTGCTAATAGAAACAAGTTGGCAAATATCACAAATGACTTAGATGAAACATTTGATACTGATTATCATTTAGATGCATTAGATTTCTTGAAGATGTTTGATGATAATTCGGTGGATATGGTACTTTTTGATAGCCCATATAGTCCTCGACAGGTGTCTGAGTGTTATAAGAAGTTGGGAAAGACCGTAGACCATAAAACTACTCAGAGTTCATATTGGTCTAATTTAAAGAAAGAGATTGGTAGAATAGTGAAGAGTGATGGATATGTAATTACTTTCGCTTGGAACTCTGGTGGGATTGGTAAAACACTTGGGTTTAATATAGAAGAAATCTTATTAGTTGCTCATGGTGGTTGGCACAATGACACAATTTGTACAGTTGAAAGAAAGAGGTAATTAACTTTATCTCTTTTTTGTCTTTACAGAGGACGTGAATTGTGATAAAATATATCATATAAAGGAGTATGCATTATGAAATTTAATGGTAGTTTAAAAAGTGTGTTACAGTTTTTAGAGGTAAATTATTCCAATCCAATGGTTAGAGTACATTCTGATGATATTAGTTGCCAAGAACATTCGACACGTTGGTTGTTAGTTCATCCATCTATTCTTGACTTAGAAGAAGAAACAATTTGGGAAGTACTAAGTGGTGGAGATTATTATGATTATGACATTTATCAAGGATAGGTGCTTTAATGGAAGAAGAATATAGTTGGGAACTTTTAGCAGGAAAAGGACAAATTCCTGCAGTAATTACAATCAACACAGATAGATACGGAGATGTACAGAAAACATGTAACTCCAATCACTTTATCAATTTCCACGAAGGTGCTAGAATTGTGTTTATAACCGAATATGTTAGTGGTAACAGTGAAATTTTCGAGAATATGACAGCCTTAGTAGATGTTCAAAAGAAGTTTGAGGTATTGTTTAAGGGATATTTCCTTGAAGTGTGTTCTGACATTAACCCTACTATACAAGAAGGAGTATTGTGTACTTGTGTTGTCAGAAAGTGTAAAGTTGATGATTTAGAGGTATCAAGTGATTATACCTTAGTTCGTGACAAGATGGATGTTGTGGAGAATATTCGTAGACAAGTCAAGGAACTGCAAGAACATCAACTAGAAGATGTTAGCAGATTAAATCAATTAACCAAGAAATTACAGGTCATGAGAGATTATGCTGATGAATTAAAGCTTGACCAAGAACACAAAGAGCAGTATTTCCAAAAGATTGGGGAACTAAATTCTGATATTCAAGAATTAGAGATTAGACTTAAGAAAGATATTCCAGAGTTGGATAAGAATTTAGACATTAACAATTTCAAGTAATAGAGTTATTCTATTTATTTAATAGAGGGGTACATAATTGACAGGTGCTCCTTTTTCGTGTTATAATAGTACGAGAAAGAAGAGGAACTTATAAAGAAATGTCTAAAGAAAACTCACACGCTTTTAAGATGTGAGATGAATTTAGGTGAAACCTATTGACAGTGAGTAATTTTTTGTTCTACAATATTATAGAAAGGAGAAACATGACATGTCAGAAGAGAAGAATTTAAAAATCAAAGACCAACTTACATTTTCAAACGGAGTTAAGGTGAACTTTTATTTGGAAGAAAGTGAACAACTGAAAGGATTGATGAGAAAACTATCTCGTCAGACGAAGGGGTCTAACCAGTACAAGCAAACTTTAAACCGAATTAAGAGAATATATGAACATTTAAACAATAAAAAGAACGATGTAGCAAACAAGTTAAATTCTGTTTTAAAACAGAACTACATCGTATGTTTCCAAGACGAGTTATTAAACTCTTGGAAACGTACAAAATCTAAACACAGATTTAGTTTTGGTAGACAGGTACAACACGGGATTTTAGGTCGAGTAAAGGATAAACTCAAAAAGAACAGTTCTAATGTAATGTTAGAGAGTTCTGTTCCTACAACTCAATCCTGTCCTGAATGCGGATGTCTAACAAAACATAGTTTAGATAAGAGAAAGTACCATTGTGAACATTGTGGATATGAGAACTCAGATAGAGATATTCACTCTGCTAAAAACATGATGCTACTGAGCGGGTATGGAACGTATCGCTCATTAAACACGGATACTGTTAGCACTAACAAACTAGTAAGTCTTTTGGCTAACCTAGAAAATGTTGGTGTGGTAGTAACTACCAACAGTATGGAAGCTCACTGTCTTTAGGTAGTGAGTAGTTCACTTAAATGGCACTAAACAAGACGATGGGTTAACTGTTGAGATGAGAATTGAAGCAACTGATGAGGTGCTTGTAAAGGTAGTAGATGTTTCTACTGTTCCTTTTGATTTAGTTAATGAATAGTGAGAGGTGACAGCATGAAATATTTTATAGTTAGCGATATTCACGGACATTATACAGAATTAAAGAATGAATTAGATAAAAAAGGATTTAACGAACAGTTGGATACTTTAGTTGTGTGTGGTGATTTATTAGACCGTGGAAAAGAAAATGTCAAGTGTATTCAGTATGTTAATTCACTTCCTAATAAGGTTCTTATCAAAGGAAACCACGAGTATAACTTAGAAAAGTGTTTATTTTCTCATAGGTTTGATTATGCAGATAAACATAATGGTACAGTTGATACTATTTTAGAGATTGCAAAGTATGTGTCTGGTAGAAAGATGCTAAATGCTTATGACAGTGAAATCTTTATGTATGCTAATCAGTGGTTAGAACTCACTCAATATATGAATAGTCTTGTGGATTATTTTGAGTTTAAAGATAAGAATGGAAATACTATTGTTTGTTGTCATGGTTGGCTACCAGAGAACTATAAAGATAAAGACTGTAAAGACTTTGAAGAGTATAGCTGGATAAATGGTATGGCTTATTGGAAGAACGGTCATGGATTCAAAGATAAGACTATTATCTGTGGACACTGGCATTGTTCTTTTGGTAATTCTAAGTATCATGGTAAGGGTTCTGAGTTTGGAGAAGATGCTTGCTTTGAACCATTTAGAGATTTAGGAATTATTGCCATAGATGCTTGTACTACATTAACAAAGAAAGTTAACGTAATCGTGATTGAGGGAAAATAATTTTCCTATTACAATTTTATAGAGAAGTTTAATGCCAAGTATGGGGTAATAAATCATACTGGCATTTTTCAAGTGTTTTAGAAAAAGGAGAGATTTGATGAAGAAAAATAAGAAAAGTTTAAAGAAAGCGACAATTGGGGCATCATTACTGATGTCAACTGTATTGTTATGTGGTAATACAGTGAAAGCACATGCACAGGCTGATTTAACCCCAGAAGAAAGTCAGAAATTAGCAGACTTTTTAGCAACACAACCAACAAATGGTGCAATAACAAGTTTAGGCCTTACAAATAACGTAAGTCATAGCACTTATAAGTTTAATAGAAACAACTTTACCTCTGTGTTTGAAAGCCGTGCAACAAAGACCCAGTTGGATAAGGACTATGACTTTGTGTTGAATGATGGAGACCATGCAGGAGAAACAGTACATGTCAAGAACTGGCAAGACCTAGATGTTCTTGACATATCAACTGCTGGTAGTTATGGAGCAGACTATGGAATGGGTAAGTATCTATTTGCAAAACAGGTAACATTCATAACAGATGATGGTACAGAGTTCATAGAACATAATGTTGCTTTACCAGTTGATTTTGATGGTGCAGAACGTTATGACAAGACTGCGTACCCTAATAGATATGTGTTTGATTATCCAATTGAAGAAGAAGATTCACGTTTTACTCATGATATTATGGATGTAGAAGATATGGCTGCCACAGGGGGGGCTGGTTTT